GATTTGTGTAAACAAAACACAAAATGACACATTTAACCCACTACCAGAAGTTCCAATTCGAGAGATTTGGCACTATCTTACTGCAAGACGGGAGCAGTACACAAAACCCGTATGACCCTAAATTACTGCCTAAAAACTACGATTACGAAGACGATGATTACACCTTCACTCGTTGGGTAGAAAACCAAATAGAACTTGAACTTTTAAAAAACGAAGTATATGAAGATTGAATTTGTAAAAGAAACTAAGCCAGACGGCACAATTTTCTACTACACTTTAGTAGATAACAAATACGATAGTTCAAGTATGTACTTGGAATACTCTCAGGCATACGAGTACTTTGTAAGCCTAAAGAAAAGACAAGAACCTATTATCGAAATTTTAGAACACTATAACATAGACATACAAAACAAATAATATGAGCCTAATTAAAATTCAACAGGAATTAAAAGCACCTAAAAACCAATTCAATGCTTTTGCTAAATACAAGTACCGAAGTGCAGAAGATATTATCGAAGCTGCAAAACCTATCTGCCATAAGTATGGCTATGCTTTAATGTTAAGCGATGAGGTTATAGAAGTAGGTAGTAGAGTTTATGTAAAGGCTACCGCTTGTCTAAGCAACGGAGAAGATAAGATTACCTGCACAGGTCTTGCTCGTGAAGAAGAAAATAAAAAGGGAATGGACGCTTCTCAGATTACAGGAGCAGCAAGTAGCTATGCCAGGAAGTATGCACTTAACGGACTCTTTGCAATAGACGATACCAAAGATGCAGATGCTACCAATGAGCATAAAGACGAAGTAAGCGAAGGTCAAAAAGCGTTCTTAATAGAAGCACTTGATAAGACAAAGTTTACACCAGATCAAAAGGTTAAGGCTGCTTTGAAAATCAATGCCATTAAGACTTTAGACGAATTTAACAAGATCAAAGAAACAATTAAAAAAAGCTAATGAGAGAATTGCTACCATTTGAAAGGCAGATGCTTCTGGCAGAAGTTTACCACTACGCTTGGTATAACGAAGAGGCTTATGCAGACCTATTATTATTCATAGAAAAATATCAAAACCTTTTAGAGAAACCTGTATTTTTAACCCAAATCAATAACAATGACACAGAAACAACGCATCTTGAACCACTTGCTTTCGGGCAAAACATTGACACCAATCCAGGCTTTGACGAAATTTAATAGCCTAAGATTATCGGCAGTTATCTTTGAACTTAAACGCAAAGGATATAAGATACAGTCCGATTTAATTAACGTAGGTAAGAAGAAACAACCTAAATTTGTAAGTAAATATTCACTAATAAAAAAGTAAAAAATGCAAGAAAAAAAATGGAGTACTGGCGGTTGGAAAAAGACCACCGCTAAAGGAGAAGTAATTAATTTTACAATCAATGATGTTAAGTATTCAATGTGGGTAAACGCTTACAAGACAGAAGATAAGCAACCAGATTACAAGATTTATGTAAACGATTTCAAACCAAAAGAAGATGCGGAAGGATTGCCGTTTTAATTATGCTAAATAGAAATAAAGATGTATCAATAAGACAATTAAAGGAGTTATACTTTGCACAACGTAACACACATTTGCAGCTACACGAAATGATGCAGCAACTTGGATTGTTAGGCATAGAAGATAACGAGCCTTTAGGGTTAGACATTGGCGCAAGGACTATTGTTAAATTGGTAGACGAGGAGTTTGAGTGCGATGTATTAATTAAGGATAGAAGTTTAAAAACAACGTTCGGTCGTAAAGCTGCTGCTTATTTACTCAGGAAATACACCAAGTTAAGCCTTAAGGAGATAAGCCAATATACAGGAACAAGCGACCACACGACTGCTATCCATAACATTAAACAAGCGAACAACCTAATAGATACTGAGGACTGGTTTAAAAATAAGCTAAAAAAACTTTGCTTAAAATTAGAACTTAAAGAAATTTAGTGTATATTCGCAACATAATAAGACACATTAACGTACTGCGAACCGATAATGTGTTTAGTGGTTAAATAATAATAACCCTGGTAGTTCGCAGCTATCGGGGTTTATTTTTTTTATGGCTAAAGACCCAGCATTTTTATTTTATAGCAGCGACTTCCTAAATGGAGTATCTGACTTAACAATGGAAGAGAGAGGACAGTTTATTACTCTCTTATGTTTACAACACCAGAAAGGTACACTTACAGACAAAACCATTAGGTTATCTTTAGGTTCGGTTTCGGTTGATGTTTTGAGCAAATTTTCAAAAGACAAAGACGGAAATTTTTTCAATGAACGGCTAAATGAAGAGATTGAAAAACGCATTCAATTTACTGAAAGCCGCAGAAACAATGGCTCTAAAGGTGGTAGACCTAAAAATAATACAAAACCATTAGGTTTAGCTAAACATAACCTTATGGAAGATGTAAATGAAAATGAAAATGAAGATATAAATATTAATAAAAGTAAGTGTACTTTTGAGCAAGTTTACGAATATATGTCTTTACGGATAGGAAAAGAATTTGCAAAGATTGAAGCCGAAAAGTTTGTAAATTACTATACAAGCAACGGGTGGAAAGTAGGTAAAAACCCAATGAAAAGTTGGGGAGCAGCAGCAAATAATTGGATAACTAACACTAAACAATATGCAAAAGGAATTACAAGCAATCAACGAAAGCTTGACAAAAACGAACTCGAGAACCTTAGAAATTACAACTACATCCACTCTACTTCCTATGGAGCTGGAGATTATGACCGCATTTTCGGGGGAACGAATGAGGAACATAAACTCTATCATATTTAAGCAAAACCTTATTTACTTAATGCAGCTTGTAGGTATCAACAATCCTGGAGATGTTAAGTTAGCAATTTTAGAGGATTGGATAAGAACTGAATACGGAAACTTTACAATAAACGAAGTTAAAGTAGCGTTTAAGCAAATGGTAGCCAATGACTTTATAGATCATTACCAGAACTTTAGCCCTGCATACTTTAGTCAGGTAATAGATAGGTATAAGAAAAAAGCAAACGAAGTAAGAAAAATGATGCCACAGGAAAGAGTAGAAGCAATCCCACATTTGACCGATTTAGAGATAATCGATTATAGTTACCAAGAATATAAGGTTCTGGAAAATAGAACATTTGATAGGTTGTTTAACCCATTATCCGTATTTACAAAGCTAAATAGTTCTGGTATCAAGGTATGGACAAAAGAAGATGGCGCACTTGCTAAAAAGAAACTAATGGAGATTATTACCTATAAAACTAATAAAATGGACATCATAAGTGCAAAGCAGTATCGTGACGAGTGGACTGAGCAATGGCTAAAGAACCAGGCTCGAGCCGTAGCCGTAGCTTTATTTTTTGATTTGCAAATTGCTAATAATAAAACTTCATTCAAATGAGACACGGCAGTTTATTTAGCGGAATAGGTGGCTTTGATCTGGCAGCAGAATGGTGCGGTTGGGAAAACGTATTTCATTGCGAATGGAACACCTTTGGACAAAAAGTATTAAAACATCATTTTCCAAATTCAATATCTTACAATGACATCACAAAAACAGATTTCACTATTCACAGAGGAGCAATCGACATCATTAGTGGAGGCTTCCCTTGCCAACCCTACTCAAATGCAGGAAAGCGACTTGGCAAAGAAGATGAGAGACACCTCTGGCCAGAAATGCTTAGAGCAATTAGGGAAATTCAGCCAAGTTGGGTTGTGGGCGAGAACGTTCGCGGAATTACTAATTGGAACGGGGGATTGGTATTCCACGAGGTGCAAACTGAGTTGGAAGCTGAAGGCTACGAAGTCCTACCGTTTTTACTTCCTGCTTGTGCCGTTAACGCACCACACCGAAGAGACCGCATCTGGTTCGTGGCTTTTAAAGACACCAACAACAATGGACGGGGAAGTGAGCAGTGGCAAGAAGAAACCAATAAGCGGAAATTCAGGAACTCTTGCTCAGGAAATAATGAGCTCGTACAAACCGACAATGAAAAAGTTGGGACTATTACCGACTCCGACAACTATGGATCAAACAAATGCAACAGCAACAATGAAGTCAACACAAGTCAAGGAAGGGTCTATGAGGTCAGTAACACTATCGAGAGCATTAGTAATGGGTTTAATACCAACACCACTTGCATCGGATTGCGGAGAGAAAGTAACAGGATTGGAAACACAGGACTCACTTTCAAAAATAGTAAGAGAAATAACTGGCAAACCTTCCCAACTCAATCCGCTATTTGTAGAGGAAATGATGGGTTTCCCGGAGAACTGGACAACATTACCTTTTCTAAATGGAGAAAAGAAAGTATAAAAGCATACGGAAATGCAGTAGTACCTCAGGTAGCTTATCAAATTTTTAAAAGTATTTGTCAATATCAAAAACTTTAGTATATTTTTGCTTTATGACCGCAAACGAATTAACCAAAGAAGCTATAAAGACCCTAAATAAAAACGGGTGCTTTGTATGGCGCAATAACAATCTTGCGGTTAGGGGTCGCACCTTCATAGGCTTGAAAGGTGTTCCAGATGTTGTAGGTTTTCATACTCAAAGCGGTGTAGCAGTTTACTGCGAGACAAAAGCCATTGGAGATAAACTTAGTTCTTATCAAATAGCATTCTTAAACTTAGCAAAGACATCAAACTGTTTCTGTTATATAGCAACTGAAGAGAATGGCAAACTAACGCTAAAAGATTATGAACAAGAATAGCATCATAATTGAACTTTGGGAAAGCCGAGAACTTAAGGAAGCAATAGACAAGATGCAGCCTGAAGATTTACGAGACGATTTAAGAAGCGAACTATTTAAGGTGCTATGTGAAATGGACGAGGAACGGATAATTGATATGCGTACACGCAACGTATTAAAGTTCTATTTAGTTAGAACAATGATTAATATGATGCAAAGTAACACAAGCCAATTTTACCGCACATATAGAAAGCCTTTAGAAGTTGAATTAATAGTACACGATAGGGACGAAGATTTACTTAACAAAGTAGAAGACGAACTATCTAAGATGCACTGGTATAAAGCAGAACTTTTAAGAGTATACGCTATTAAGCACAACTGCAACGCTAAAGAACTAAGCAGAGTTACAGGCATACCTTATATGTCAATACATAGGGAACTTAAATTAACCAAACGAGAACTTAAAAAACAACTACGCAAATGATAATAATAGCAGCAATATGCTTTGCAATTTTCTTTGTAGAAATACACCAATTCCATAGAAAATGGTATTTAGATTTTAAGCCTTTTAGTTGCACGAGTTGTTTAGCAGCTTGGACAGGTTTAGTTTTATATTTATTACCTGCAATATGTACCGACATTATTGCGTTTGTATTTATACCAGGAGTTGCAGCACCTTTACTATCTAAACTAATGTGGAACTTATGGAAATAGAACACCGAAATTATTTAGACCTGCATAGAGCAAATTATGAAATGGTGCAGAACGGATATGTGCGTAATATAGATTTAGACATTTTAAAAATGTACGAGCATATATATCGCAAGTATATGAACCCAGATTTCATATTAACAGTATGGTGTAGCCATTGTATATTTGATATGATTAAACGCTTATACGAATGGTACGATTTACAACCACAACCAAAGAAAAAGAATGCAAAGGGTAATTAATTTTAGCGGTGGCAAAACTTCTGCTTATATGACTATCCAAGAATATAAGTCAGGAGACATAGTATTGTTCTGCGATACTATGAGGGAACACCCTAAGACCTATAAATTCATTAATGACTTTGAAGCATTTGAAAACATACCAGTAACAAGAATAAGTTATGAAGGCGGCTTTGACGGAATGTTAAAAAAGCATAAAGCATTACCTAATCAGTTCAAAAGGTTCTGCACAATAGAATTAAAGATTAAAACGGCTAAAAGATATTTAAGAAGCATAGGGGTAAGAGAATTCGAAAACCTGGTAGGCTTTAGATATGACGAACCAATGCGAGTTAGCAGACGAACTCAAAGATTTAAGAAGGTGCACGATAAGTTTCCTTTGTTTGAAAGCAAAGTTACTAAGCAAATAGTAAATGAGTATTGGAGCAAAAAGCCTTACACTTTGGAAATACCTTCAATATTAGGTAACTGCACTTTGTGTTTTATGAAAGGAAAAAACGCTATCTTAGCAATATTAAGGGAGTTCCCAGAACTTGCAGACGAATGGATAAATGACGAAAAGAATAGCAAATACACTTACTTTAATGGAGTAACAATAGAAACGCTTAAAAGCATATCACAAAATAATTTGTTTAAGGAATTTGATTTAGATAACATAAACCCGGCATACGATTGTGCCTGTACTACATAATGAGAATACTTTGTATAACTTCTGCTAACTCAGGTGTAGGACTGCACCGAATAATGATGCCAATAGTACACTTAGAAAAAGAGTACGCACTTATTACTGATGTACTAAATGACGAACTACTTGAGCAAGATTGGGATATTGTTCTAATAAATAGAATGCTTAATGAGATTACGGCAGATCAAATGAATACTTGGAGAACTAAGTACGGCTTTAAGTTAGTAGTCGATAATGACGACCATTGGGAACTTAGCGAAACACACATTCTTTATTGGAGATACAAGTACAATAACATTGGAAAACAAATAACCGACTTTTTACAAATAGCTGACCTTTGTACCTGTACACACGAAAGGTTGGCAGACGAGATAAGTCCTTACAATAAAAACGTACACATCTTACCAAACGCACTTCCTTACGGGCAAGAGCAGTTTACAGATAACAAGACCGAAGATTACAAAGTAAGATTGTTCTGGAGCGGAAGCGGAACACACGAACGAGATTTAGAATTAATAAGGCAACCTTTCAAGAGATTACAAGGTATGAACATAAGAACTGTTATAGCCGGTTACAACGATGCAGAAAAGCCTATATGGGATAAAATGATTGATGCCTTTACTTGCGGACTTAAGCTTAATCCTACTATCTACAATTATGCAAGAGTTACGGAATATATGGGTGCTTATACTGACTCTGATATTTCAGTTATTCCATTGGTAGATAACAAGTTCAACGCTATGAAGTCAAACTTAAAGGTATTAGAAACGGCTTCCAAAAAGAACCCTGCCATAGTTAGCTACGTTAATCCTTACTTAGATATGCCAGTTCATTACGTTAAAAGCCAAAAGGATTGGTATAAACACATAAAAGATTTAGTAAGCGATGCGGATATGCGAAAGGAAAGCGGAGAGAAGTTATTTGAGTTCTGCCAAAAGAAGTATAACTTTGACGAGATAAATTTAGACAGAAAGTATATTTATAGTAAACTATGCCAGTAAAAAGATGCAGTAACGGAAGGTGGAAAATTGGAAATGGTGGGTGCGTATATTCTACCGAAGCTAAAGCGATAGAGGTATGGAAGGCAATCCTGGCAAGTGGAGCTTATGCTGCTGAAAAGGTAAGCTACGACTACGATGATGTGCTTAGTACTGACAAAGGGAAAGCACAAGCAGAAAGTGATGTAAGAGCCGGTAAGGTAGTTTATATAATATCAGCAAGGCAAAGCGTAGACGGAATGCTATCAACGGCATCAAAATTAGGAATACCTAAAGGAAGAGTTTATGCAACAGGAAGCAATAAGGCTAAAGTTGAAAAGGTAAAGAATTTAGGAATTAAGGTACATAAAGACAATAATCCAGATGTGATTAAGGAACTTAATGGCATTGGTAAAATATTTCATACTTAAATTATTTTTTAACAAAAGAATTATTTAATGGGAAAAGTATGAAAAAACACACACAGATATATTTGCAGGGAATGGGGTATAAAAAAACCGACTTCGTTCCCTGTGAAGTGTGTGGATGTCAAGCAGTAGATGTGCATCATATTGAAGCGAGGGGAATGGGTGGCTCAAACGATAAAGATACGATTGAGAACTTAATGGGGTTATGTAGAAAATGCCATTTAGACTTTGGAGATAAGAAACAATATAAAGAGTTTTTAACAGATATACATAAACAAAACTACCGATGCTAATAACCGAAGACGAGTTTTTAGAATACGAACTTAAAGCAGGAATAGAAATGCACAATGAGTTCTTTAAGGACTTGGCACGAAATACTGTTGCACAGATTGAAGACTTACCTGTTGTGTCTGTTTTAGACTATGGAGCAGGAACTGGAGTTTATAGCGATGCCTATTTTAAAGCAGGGTATCACATTGTAGCTTTCGAAATATTTAAGTCGCATCGTGAATATATGAAGCAGAATGTAGCCTATGTAGAAATAATAGACGCGCCTATTACTACAGACCTATTAAACTTTATAGAGACTGCTGAACATATGACAGATAAAGAACTTGATTATTTATTTAGCAAGATAGAACCTAATTACATTTTGTTTAGTAGCACATCGCAAAGAGTTCCAGGTTTTGACGAACAATGGGGGCATATAAATATTAAAGAGCAGACTGAATGGGATAGCTATTTTAAAACAAAAGGATATAGTAAAATAAAAGATTTATCACTTCCTACAACTTGGAGCAAATTATATGGCAAAGATTAAAGAGAACAATAACAAAGTTAGCTTTGGCAAACGCAAAAGAGGCTCTGCAAAGAAGTCCTTTAACAAGCATAACCCAAGACCTAAAGATTACAAAGGTCAAGGCAGATGAGAAAACTAAACGCTATATGGCTTCTCCTAACACACAAGGCATACTTCCTTGCAGTATGTAAGACGGGTAAAAATGGAGACGATATGACCACAATAGGACACTATACGTACGCAATGGCAGAAACTTTAATTAACAAACATATAGCAGACGTAGACACTTACTTAGATCAAGAGGATGCAATAGACGAAGCAAACGACATAATTAACGGAATACTATGATATTATTATCAAGCCAAATAGAAAGCATTGCCTCACGCAAAGACAAAACAATCAAGCTTACAATAGCAACACAAGAACTAAGCCCTAAAGATGCTGCTTCTCTGTTTCAGCTTAACCAACAGTTCTGCTACTTAGCAATCAAAGAAGAACCTTTTAGCAAAGAAGAACAAGACGTAGTAGAAAACCTAAAGGCTGACACTGACACGTTAAAGACACCAAGTCAAAGATTACGAGGTATTTTATACAAGACATACGAACAAGACAACGAAGGATATAAAGATTTTAACACATATTACTTGTCAGTAATGGATAGGATATGTCAACACTATAAAAACAAAATAGATGGGTAGGTTTAAACTTATAGAGACACCAGAACTTATGCTTCAATACTTTAACGAGTACGCAGAATACTGCAAAAGCAATCCTATTAAAGTACACGATTTCGTAGGCAAAGACGGAGACGAAGTTTACAGATTAAGGGAGCGACCTTTAACAATAGAAGGCTTTGAGAACTTTTGTGCAGACAAAGGAATTATAGGAGATTTAAGCCACTACTTTGCTAACACAAATAATGCTTACGCGGATTTTTTAACCATCTGTTCGCATATTAGGAAAAAAATTAGGCAAGACCAAATCGAAGGGGGAATGGCAGGAGTTTACAATCCAAGCATAACTCAGCGATTAAATAGCTTAGTTGAGAAGTCAGAAAACAAGCACGAAGTAAGTGAGATTAAAATAACTTACGATAGATAATGCAGACAGTAGGCTTGAAGTTACATAACCCACACCCAGCGCAAAAGAAAGTAATTGAATGCGATAGTAGGTTTATTGTAATGATGGCAGGTAGAAGGTTTGGTAAGTCATTGATTAGCCAAACGATAAGCATAGACACGGCGGTAAATAGAAAGCGTGTAGCTTATATTACACCTACTTATCAATTAGGTAAAATATTCTTTAAGGAAATAGTAGACCTATTACCACCTGAGATATATTCTAAGAACGAGAGCGACCTGGTTATTACATTCATAACGGGCGGCTCAATTCGTTTCTTTACTGGCGAAAGGTTAGACAATCTTAGAGGTTTAAAGTTTCACTTAGCCGTAATAGACGAGGCTTCTTTTATACCTAACCTTGAAGACGGGTGGCTAAACTCAATAAGACCTACCTTAACTGACTATAAGGGTAAAGCTATATTCTTAAGCACCCCTAAAGGTAAAAACTACTTCTTTAGTTTGTTTAGCAAAGCCGAACCGGATTGGCAAAGCTTTAAGTTTACTACATACGATAACCCTTACATAGACCCGAATGAAATAGACGATGCAAGGAAGCAACTACCAGAGGTTGTATTTGAGCAGGAGTATATGGCAAACCCGGCTGAGAACGCAGCAAACCCATTTGGTAGTCAATACATTCGTAATTGCATACACCCGGTTACAACAATGCCGGTAGTTGCTTATGGGATTGATCTAGCGAAGTCAGTCGATTGGACAGTTATCATAGGTTTAGACGAAGACGGGAATGTGGCTTATTTTGACCGCTTTCAAATGGATTGGCACAATACTAAGCAAACTATCCTTAGGCTGCCTAAATGCCCTATCCTTGTCGATAGTACGGGGGTTGGAGACCCTATCCTTGAAGACCTACAAAGAGAAGGAGTAATGATACAAGGCTTAAAATTCACAAGTTCAAGTAAGCAGCAGCTAATGGAAGGCTTACAAGCTGCGATACATCAAGGTAAGATTGGCTATCCAGAAGGGATAATAAGCCAGGAGCTTGAAGTATTTGAGTATCAGTACACGGCAACAGGTGTTAAGTACTCAGCACCTTCCGGCTTTCACGATGATGCGGTAATGGCTTTGGCATTGGCTTGGCAGAACTTCAGCCTTAAACGTGGCACAGGTAGGTATGCCTTCCTATAATTGCAACAATGTTACAATAATATATTTGGTGGATTGTGTAGAACTTGTATATTTGGTTATTATTTAATCAAAACACAAACACAATGAAAAAAGAAACCGCACAACTTTTAGCCGTATTTTTAGTAGCTTGTTACCTTATTGGACA